CAAACAAATCAATTCCGGCAACCTTTTTAATTGCAGGGATGTCATAGCCTATCAGGTTGTGGCCGATCAGTTTAGTTGCAGAGCGCAGTAGTCCGTAGCCTTGCTCTAGTTGCGTGTTGTCAAACGTAAACACATCCTTTGTATCAACGTCTTGTGCCACGATACAATGTATCTTCGTGGGGTCTAAGCCGTCTGCTTCTATATCAAATACTAAGTTACTCATATTATATCTCCGTCAAACTGAGCCGCGTCATAATCATCTAACTCTCGTAGCCGCCCTGTCGCGCCATCATACAGCAGGTTAGTAGCAACGCCAACATCTCCAGTGTACCTAGACTTCAGCACCCTAACCTTGGTGGTCGATGCCTCTATCTCATCGTCTGATTGTTGGTTGCGTTCAAGGCTGATAACACAATCACTTAGCTGAGCAATACTCTGGCTACCTCTAAGGTGATTAAGCCCTGTCTCGATGCCGTTCTCGTGGCCTCTATTGCCCTCAACCCTGCGGAGGTGTGACACTAGTATCATACCACAGCCTGTCTCCTCTACCATAGTCCTGAGTCGATGCATGATCTGGTCGATAGCTTTACGCTCGTCATTCTCAAGGGTTGATAGAACTAACATATGAAGGTGGTCAACTACAATCCATTTACAATCTAGACCTATGATCATGTAGCGTAGCTTACTGAAGATGTCTTCAAGGTTATTGACTCCGTGGTGTGCGTGAATCCAAACGCGCCCCTCGTTCTCACCCATAAACACTTTCTTAAAGCACTCGTCTAGTTGTTCCTCAGTGTACTGAGACTTAACACTGTCAAGGTGTAGCTTAGCGTTAGCCTCGACTGCCATGATACCTTCGGCAGTGCGTGACCAGTTCTCTTCAAGAGCCACAACGCCTACATTATCTTCGGTGTTTTCAATCAACCAGTGTTCGATTTCACGAGTGACAGAGGACTTACCTAGACCTGTGCCACCTGTAAGGGTGACTAACTCACCCGCCCTAAGACCTTCTAGCTTTTTATTTAAGCCGTGCCAAGGATATGGTATAGCTGTTTTCTTTTCAAGCCGTAGCTTTTGATAGGCTTTAAACTGTTCGGATAGATTCAACACACCAGAAGGCGTATAGATTTTAGCGTCCCAGAAAGCACTGACGTATGCCGCGTGTCTACCTTGGCGTAACATATCGTTAGCATCTTTGTAGTCTACAGGCAGTGTCATGATCTTAGCTTTCTTAGGTGTCAGTAGTTTGGCTACGGCCTGAGCCGCTTCCTTACCATACTTATCATTGTCAAAATTAATGACTACAGAATCAAAAGACTCAAGGTACTCAAGGCTATTCTTAACGTCACCTATCCCGCCTTGTGCGCCTGACTTAATAGAAACGACAGGCCACTTAGAACCCATTAGTTCGTAAGCGGCCATCGCATCACATTCGCCTTCTGTTAAAGTTATAAACTTACCGCCCGCTTTAAACAGGTTCTCTCCAAACAAACCTACTTCCTTGGGACTTCCTGTCCACGCAAAGTCTTTGTTCTGTTTACGTATCTTAGTTCCTGACAACTCGTGTCCGTTGTAGTAGGGGTAGTAGTGCTTGTCTATCTTGCCGTTCAGTGTTGTTGATTTGACTCCGTACTTCTTAGCTGTAGCTAAGCTTATCTTGCGATCAGTCAATTCATTAAACGTAGCTGTTGAACTGTTATTCATCTTGCTGTTCCTTTGATGTATTTCAAACTCCGTTTCTACATCATCATCTTGTTGCACTTCCGCTGTGCTATAGTTTGGTAAGTATGTCCTGCAACTGAAGCAGAACCCAGAGCCATTGTCGTTAACTGAAACTGGGTCACTGCCTCCACAAGCGGGACAAGGTAGCTTGTGTTTAACAAAAGGCATACGCCTTACTCCTCGTTGGTTTCCTCGTTAGAGGTTTCAATAATAGCATCATCTACTAGATGCTCGTCCATGCTACCAGTGAGAGTCATGATAGATGCGCGGGCTAGTGTTACGTTCAACTCTGCTTCGCGTAGCTTGCCCTGTGCGTTTACTAAGACTCCGAATACTGACTGTCCTTCGGGTGATAACTGACCTACGTCATATGTAACATCGTCTTTGATGTAGGTGTACTGTGGTGCGTCACTCATAATTCATCCTCCATTTCGTCTGCTTCTGATTCAAACTCAGAGCCATCGGGGCTACCAACTTCAACAAGGTCTAGAACTTGCATAGCTTGGAAGTCCAAGCCCTTAAAAGAACCAAACTTATTGGTGGTTTCCCACTCATTGTACTGCACCTTAACTACAGAACCATTCCCTACTTTAGCATCGAGAGGGTTCTTGTACTGATCAACAAGTCTAGGCGCGGCTCGTACTGTGCCGTCCTTTCCTTCTACTTTGCGCTTAATTACAATGGATGGGCCTTCGTCCATCTGCTTGATGTTGTATCCACGCGCTTTAAAATCTTCAGCGGTGGCCTCATCTACAACTAAGTTTACGGAGTACGTAGGTTCAAAGGTCGTGTTCGGTGTAGTGACCGATGCCCAGTACGCTGTGCCTTGAAGTATAGCCATGTTACTTTCCTCTTGTGGTGGTGGTTAAAATTGAGGGGAGAGTATACCACACTCTTCACCCCCTTGTCAACATATTTATACAGCTATCGTGAACGGAAGACTACAATCAGTCACATTATTTACAGGGGTTATGGAGTCGTTGAGATACCGACTAACCGCCTTATTTAATTTCTTTGTGACTTCGGGAGTGAAGGCAACATTGGCGACTGTTCCGTCCTGTATATCAAAAGAAACAGTAAACTTAACTGCCTTATTAAAAGATAATCTGCTGATGTACCTGCCAAAGTTAACTCCGCTGTCGGGCTTAGGGCAGAAGTATACTACAGGCTCAGGTTCAGGCTCAGGAGCAACTACAACTACAGGCTCTGGTTCTGGTTCAGGCTCAACAACTACAACAGGTGCTGTAACAACCTCCACTATAGGTTGCGGGACGATAGGTGGTACAGCCGTAGCTAGTTCTTTAACGGCTAGTAGTTCTTCGGCCTGTTCGTCTTGCCCTGCCTTAACATCGTTTATCTCATCTAAAAGTATGGAATCGTTGACCGTCAGCGAGGTTAAAATATCATCTTGTTTTGCTATGTCTTCCATAACAATGCTGATACCCGCTTCGTTGTAAGTCAGTGAATTATTAACCGCGTCATAAGTTTCAATCAACTCCTCAACATCATCGACCACGCGAGCTTGATCTTGTTTTAATTTAGAGACTTCTGCTATTAGTTTTTCAGCTTGCTTATCACCATTAAATAGCGCGTAGCCTGATGAGGCTAACGCTCCTATAACTGCAAGCCCTACCAACACGTTTTGCTTATCCATCTTTGTTCTCCTTTTTTAATTCGTCAATCATTAGTTCAGAAATATATAAAATTTTAATTAAGTATAAGCAGAAGCCTATACTTACTACTGTGAATATAAAATCCATAATCATTATCCTTTTGAATTGCGTTTTGGTTTAGGTGTTGGGATATTTTTTATAGCCTGTTGTTTAAATATCCTGTCAAAATTACTGTCGTATTGTTCCTTGTTTACTTTCCGTTGGCGATCTCCTTTGCCGCCATGCGTTGCATCACTCATCCTCCTGCCACACCTTGCCGAATGTTACTATCATGAAGGGCGCAAGAAACACAACGCCCTCAAAAGATGCCGCACTTAGTGAACCTGTCAGTGTATTACTAATCCACACTGGCTTACTGTCTGCGAACTCTAAGTCAATACCTACACCGTTGCGTAGATTAAAACTCAAGTAGTACTCTCCGAAATTAGCTGTCATGATTTATGCTCCTGTACAATATGGTTTAATGTATTCGCCAACAGTTAAGTCAGACGAGGTGATGTGTTTTATTACTACTCCCCATTCTTGAAGAGTCCAGAGAGCCTTGTCACCGCATACTAAATCTAATACAGCATTCTCTAAGGCGTGGTCATTCTTTTCAAAGATGTAGCGCACCTTGAGATGCGCTTTGGATTGTAAATTGAATGGGGCGTTGGCTAGTTTCATGCCGCTAACCTCAGTACAGGCTCAGACTTGATAGCCTTTCGGATTACTTGCTGTCGCTCATTCTGGATTGATGCTATGTTGCGCTCACTGGACTGTCGAACCGCGCCAAAGTGTGTTGACCAATCGGTCATAGCATTATACACAGCCCACCAATTAGCACCTAAACGGTTTTTGTATATTGAATCATACATTCTCCAGATATAATTTAGATTTTCATTGCGTCTTGGTAGTTTGTGTAACAGATCAGCAGGGCTATAGCTATGCGAAAAGCTTTTAGAACCTAGCTTAACGTCCAAGGCATCCGCAAAGAAGTAGAAAGCCTCCATGTCGCTGACCTGAGTACCCTGCCAAGCCTTCCACAGTTCACGCTCATTGTTGAAGACATCTAAAGACTTAACAATTATATTAGCACCGTGTTCTATGTCCAAGGACTGAGTGTGCTTAGCCTTATAGATGGCTACCTCACCGCTGACAAAGACCTGTAGATTTGTACACGCTGATTGAACTGCGGCAACACTAATCATGAACGGCCAAGTACCGTCAAAGGATGAGGTCGATAACAGACTAAGACTAGCCCTGTC